TGGGGGCACTGGAACAACACTAATCGCCTGCGAAAAGACAGCCCGCGACTGCCGCATGATGGAACTCGACCCTAAGTATTGCGATGTGATTGTCCAGCGCTGGCAGGAGTTCACAGGCCAGCAGGCCACGCTTGAAGCCACAGGCCAAACGCTTGCAGAGTTGCAGGCCGAGCGGTTGGCTGCGTAATGTCTATTCGCGGGGCTAAACCAACGCCGACGAGTGTTAAGATCGTCACGGGAAACCCCGGCAAACGGCAACTGCCAAAGGATGAGCCGCAACCTAAGAGCCGCAGGCCCAAGCCTCCCGCGCATTTAAACGCTGATGCGCAAGAAGAATGGGAACGAATTGAGGATGAACTGGACGCGCTTGGTATTTTGAGCGGGCTGGATCGCGCTGCGCTGGCAGCATATTGCCAAGCCTACGGGCGGTGGACACAGGCGGAACGGGCGCTTGCAAAGATGAGCAACCAAGCTGACGGGCTGATCATCAAGACGGTCAGCGGCAACATGATTCAAAACCCGCTTGTCGGTGTGGCCAATAAGGCAATGGCTGACATGGTGCGGTATGCGGCAGAGTTTGGAATGACGCCTTCGTCTAGGTCGCGCATATCAGCAATGGAAAAAGATGATGGTGACGCGGCCAGTGAATATCTCAACTGACCCCGCCACAGCCTACGCGCAAGCGGTAACGGCTGGCGAGATTATAGCAGGGCCACACGTTCGGGATGCCTGCGCACGTCACTTGCGGGATCTGATCGACGGGCCGAAGCGCGGCTTGGTTTGGGATGTAGACGCAGCCGAAAGGTTCTTTGGATTTTGCCGGACCGTGTTGCGGTTGTCTGATGGTCAGTTTGACGGGCGACCGTTTGAGTTGGAGCCTTCACAAAAGTTTATCTGCGGTTCTCTGTTTGGCTGGAAATGGTCCAAGACTGGCAAGCGTAGGTTTCGCCGCGCCTATATTGAGCAAGGCAAGGGCAACGGCAAAAGCCCGATGGTCGGCGCGATTGGCCTCTATGGCATGGTTTCGGATGGGGAAAGCGGTGCGCAAATCTATGCGGCGGGCGCAACAAAAGAACAAGCGGGCATCCTGTTTCGGGATGCTGTTTCGATGGTTGATAAATCCACTAGCCTTGACCGCGTTATCCGCAGGTCGGGCGGGCCGGGGCGGGAATACAACCTGGCCCATATGAAGTCGGGCAGCTTTTTTCGGCCAGTATCGCGGGAAACCAAAAAGACGGGTTCGGGGCCACGTCCAAATTTTGCACTTTGCGATGAGGTGCATGAGCATCCTGATGGCGGCGTCATTGAAATCCTTGAGCGTGGTTTCAAGTTTCGCGAGCAACCCTTGCTTGTGATGATTACCAACAGCGGGTCAGACCGGAAAAGTATTTGCTGGCAGGAACGCAAACACGCGGTCGCGGTGGCATCTGGCGAGGTCGAGGACGACACCACATTTTCTTATGTCTGCGCACTTGATGATGCTGATGATCCTTTCAACGATCCGTCATGTTGGATCAAAGCTAACCCGCTTTTGGGCGTGACTATTACCGCCGACTATCTGGCAATTCAGGTTAAGCAGGCCAAAGACATTGCGGCAAAGGCCAACGGGATTCGGCGTTTGCACTTCTGCCAATGGACAGATGCTGAAAGCGCTTGGATCAGCCGCGCAATGTGGGAAAGCGTAGAGGATGCAAGCCTATTAATTGAGGACTTCGCGGGCAAGAAATGCTGGGGCGGGCTGGATTTGTCGGCCAAAGCTGACCTTACCGCCAAGGCTTTGATGTTTGATGACGGGCTGACCGAGGACGGCAAGCAGAAATTCGCGGCCTTTGTGCATGGCTACACGCCAGCCGATACGATGATGGCGCGGTCTGAAAAAGACGGCGCGCCTTATCATCTGTGGGCCGAGGCTGGATATGTAACGGCAACGCCGGGGCAAAAGACGCGGCTGGATTTTGTCGCGCAGGATTTGCTTGATGATGCTGATTTGTACGAATTGGATTTTGTCGCATATGACAATTATCTGATAGGCGATTTCGAGGCGATACTGGGCGACATGGGGTCAAGCCTGCCAATCCTTGACCATCCGCAAGGGTGGAACAAGCGCAAGCGGGAAACCGAGGACGGCGAAGAAATCCACCTGTGGATGCCGGGATCTGTTGATGAGTTGGAAACGCTGATCATGGAAGGCCGCATTCGGGTGCATGTAAACCCGGCGCTGCGGTCTGCCGTTATGTCGGCAACCTTTGACCGTTCGCCCGCTGATTTGCGGCGGTTCACGAAACACAAGGCCACAGCGCGCATTGATATGGCGGTCGCTTTGGCAATGGCGACGGGCGCGGCAACCGCGAGGGCAGGCAATAATGTTGAATCTTACCTTGAAACAGATGGGTTGATGGTGCTTTGATGCTAGGTTTCTTGCGCAAAAGTACATCAATTGACGCCATGTCGCGGCTTGCGGGCTGGATTGGCTGGGGGTCTGCATCGGGCGCGGTTGTAAATGAACACACGGCGCTAGATGTCACGGCGGTATTTTGCGGCGCGCGGGTCATTGCCGAGGGCTTGGCGCAAATGCCCGTGCGACTAATTTCAGAGGACTTCACCAAGTCTTACTTGGGCAGTTTGAAGATTGAGCGCGACCATTGGGCGCATAAGTTGTTGGCTGTTCGCCCGAATAGCTGGCAAACGTCCTATGAGTTCCGCGAGGGAATGATTTTTAACGCCGTGGTCGGCAAGGGCGCGATTGCGATTAAGAATGTGGTCGGTGGTGAGGTGCGCGAGTTGCTGCCCGTCCCGGCAGGCAGTTGGTCGGTGGAGCAAATGCCAGATTGGTCTTTGCGCATCCGCGTTGATTATTCAGACAAAACGCACGGCTTCTTTGATCAGTCGCAGGTTTTCTATATTCGTGGGCCTTCTCTGAATGGGTTTGATGGATTGGCAGCAGTACGGCAGGCGCGTGAGGCCATTGGGCTATCTATCGCGCTGGAAAAGCAGCAATCAAAACTTGCGGGCAATGGCGGCAAGCCTTCGGGCATCCTATCATTCGCAGGCAAGCTGGCACCAGAAACAACGGCAAAGCTGCGCGACACATGGCAGCAACGCTACGGGCCGAACGGTGACGGCGGGATCGCAGTGCTGGACGGTGATGCCAAGTTCCACAGCATGACTATGACAAGCGTTGACGCGCAGCACCTTGAAACGCGGCGGATGCAGATTGAAGAAATCGCCCGCGCGCTACGGGTGCAACCGATTATGATCATGCAGGCAGACAAGGCCGCGACCTATGCCAGCGCGGAACAAATGTTTCGTATGCACGTCATTCACACGCTTGGACCTTGGATTGAGCGGTTCGAGCAGGCAGCGGCGCGGGACATTCTGGGCAACGCGCCGGGGCTAAAGTTTGATCTGGACGAGCGCAACCTTTTGCGCGGCGACTTCAAAGACCAAGCCGAATATTACACGAAGGCACTTGGCGCAGGCGGTCAAGCTGCTTGGATGTCACAGAATGAAATCCGCAGCGAGGTTGGCTTAAATCCCATTGATGAGGATTGGGCCAACACGGTTTCACGCGGTGCGATGGATCAGGCGGCGAAAGGGACAGACAATGGGAATCCATGAGGGTCTATTTGACCACGGGGCGCTGCCTCTTGATAAAAAAGCGGCTGAAAGCGGCATCATTCAGGGCTATGCGTCTTTGTTTGGCGAGTTGGACAATGGCGGCGATGTTGTTGTTGCCGGGGCTTATACGGCGTCTTTGAAGGCGCTTACGGCGGCTGGGCGCAACGTCAAGATGCTTTGGCAGCACGATCCTAGCCAGCCCATCGGCGTATGGGATGAAATCCGCGAGGATGATAAAGGGCTTTTTGTTAAGGGCCGCATTCTTTCGGACGTTGCCAAGGGCAAAGAGGCGGCGGCTTTGCTGTCGGCGGGCGCGATTGACGGGTTGTCGATTGGCTACCGCACGATAAAGGCTGGACGCGGGGCAAAGGGTGAACGCCTTTTGCAGGAATTGGACCTTTGGGAGGTGTCGATTGTAACTTTCCCGATGCTTCCCACGGCTAGAATTGATGCGACCAAGGCCGCAGAAATGACAGAAAGAGATTTTGAGCGCTTACTCACGCAGGACGCTGGGTTGAGCCGTTCAGTTGCCCGCAAGCTAATGGCTGGCGGGTATGATGCAATCAAATCCATGCAGGACGCTGGTGATGGCATCGAGGCCGTAGCGGCGCTGTTGAAAGCCCGTTGCACACTTTGAAATCATCAAAATAGGAGCCTATCATGGCACTTGACGACCTTAAGCCCCTCATCGAAGAGGGCAACAAAACCATCGCCGCACTGCGCAGCGAAGTCGACGGCATGAAATCGCAAGATGTTGTGCAATCCGAAAAGATTGGGCGCATGGAATCTGATCTTGCGGTCACGTTGAAAGCCAAGCAGGACGCCGAATTGGCACAAAAGGCGATTGAAAAGCGCCTTGAAGAAGTCGAAACCAAGGCAAACCGCCCCGGTTCGGGCTTGGACACCAAGAGCGTTGATGAGCATAAGGCCGCTTTCGTGGACTATATGCGCAAGGGTGAGCAGGGCGGCGCTGCAAACCGCCTGTATGACCTGCAAGCCAAGGCTGTTGATGTGCGCGTTGCCACGCCTGCATCTGGCGGCTTTGCGTTGCCGAAAGAGTTTGCCGCAAATGTGCTGAAACTTATTCAGGACACTTCGCCAATTCGTTCGATTGCCAATGTGGTGCAGGTTGGTTCGACCGACTATCACGAGATTGTCAGCGGCGGCGGGTTCACTACGGAATGGCTGGGCGAGACTGACACGCGCAACCAAACTGCAACGCCTGACGTTTATGACGTTGCACCAACCTTCGGGGAACTGGCCGCAAAGCCAGAGGCAACCCGCCATTCAATGAACGATTTGTTCTTTGATGTGGAGTCGTGGTTGATGGCCGAGGCCGCAGAGCGTTTTGCAGCGGCAGAGGGCTTGGCTTTCGTGTCGGGCAACGGCACCAACAAGCCAACCGGCATCTTGGGCGGGCCAACGCCTGTTGTGACTGCGGACGCCACCCGCGCCTTGGGTACGTTGCAATACATCGCCACGGGCCAAGCGGCTGCGCTGGCAACCAACCCCTTTGACACGTTCAAAGACCTGCTGTTTACCTTGAAAGCAGGTTATCGGGCCAATGCCAGCTTCCTGATGAACTCCTTGACAATGGCCGCGCTGGCTAAGGTTAAGGGTTCGGATGGTCACTATCTGTTGCAAATGGCTGTTGCAGCGGGTGAGCCTGATACGATCAGCGGCAAGCGCGTGGTGATTGGTGAGGATATGCCCGTTATCGGCGCAAATGCCTTCCCGGTTGCGTTTGGTGATTTTTCCAAGGGTTACACCATCGCCGATGTTGTCGGCATGTGGATGATCCGCGACGAAATCACAAAGCCGGGCTGGGTTCGCTTCCCAATGCACAAGCGCGTGGGCGGCAAGTTGCGCGATACGCAGGCAATCAAGTTGCTGAAAATCGCCGTTTCTTAATCGGTTTTGACAGATGGGCGGGGAAACTCGCCCATTCTCTAAGCTGATAGGGGACCAAAATGGCAAAACTTACCAAACCAATCACGGGCGTATCTGACGGGGAAGTATACCCGCGCGAATTTGCGGCGGGCGAAGTTTGCCCTGCTGGGCTTGAGGCATACGCGGCAAGCCTTGGGGCGCTGGAAAGCAGCACCAAAGCGGCAAAGAAGGCACCAGAAAACAAATGACACCTGTACTCGTCACAGCGCCAACCGGTCAGCCCGTCACGCTTGGCGAGTTGAAAGTACACTTGCGCGTAACAAATGACGCCGAGGATGATTTGATCGAGGCTTATGCTGCGGCGGCGGCGGCATACCTTGACGGGTGGTCAGGTGTATTGGGCCGGTGCCTTATGCCGCAAACGTGGCAGATTAGCGCAACGTCTGGTGATGTGGTTTTGCCTATGCCAGACGCGGCAAGCATTTCTGCGGCCTATGTGGCAGGGGCAACCGAATTGACCCCTACAGCAACGGCTGGCGGGCCGTGCGTATCGATCACAGAGGATTGCGATGTTACATTCACTTGTGGATTGCCAGCGCACTTGATGCCATTGGCAAAACAGGCGGTCAATCTACTCGTTGGTCACTGGTACGAAAACCGCGAGGCCGTGGGCGATGCAAAGCAAGAGGTGCCTATGGCACTTGATGCGATTATCGCAGCTATTCGTTGGCGGCGGCTATGAGTGCAGGAAACCTTGACCGACAAATCCAGTTCCAGCGGTTTACGTCTACGGATGATGGTTTCGGCATGGTTGAAACATGGGCTGATCACGGCGGCTTGGAGTGGGCCAAGAAAGCGGACGCAAGCGATGGTGAGCGGTGGCGGGCAAGCGAAGTGTCGGCAATCATCACAACGCGCTTTGTGGTGCGGTATTCGGACTTTACGCGGGACATAACGCCAAAGGATCGGTTGACCTGCGAAGGGTTCGCCTATGACATTTCCGGCATCAAAGAAATTGACGGGCGGCGGCGCTGGTTGGAAATCACGGCGGCGGCACGGTCTGACCTGTGAAAACGACAGTAACGACCAGCGGCTTTGCTGAACTAGACGCGGCTTTGGCGCAGATTGAAAAGACAGCCACGGCCAAGGCGGCTATGCGCCGTAGCTTGGAAAAAGCAGCGCAGCCCATAGCCGATATGGCGGCGGGGTTGGCTCCGGTTGATCGGGGTGCGTTGCAGGCATCGGTTGCCGTTGGAACGAAACTAAGCAAGCGGCAAAGCGCCATGCACCGAAAGATGTTCAAAAACGACAAGGCAGCGGTGGAAATCTTTGTTGGTGCTGGTGCGCTGTCATCATCGACGCAGCAAGAGTTCGGGAACGAACACAACGCGCCGCAGCCTTTCATGCGGCCAGCTTGGGATGCCGAGGCCAAGCCCACGCTGGAACGCTTGGGCAAGGAAATGTGGGCAGACATTAAACGCACGGCAGAACGCGCGGCGAAAAAAGCGGCAAAGGGCTAACCGATGGAAACCGAAATTCGCGCATTGCTGACCGGTTCAGCGGCAATCACAGACCTAGTGCCAGCCTCGCGCATTAACTTTGGAACGCATCCGCAAGGCGCGGGCTATCCGGCCATTGTGCTAAACGTGATCGGTGGGGCCGAGGGGCTGATGATGAATGGCACCAATAACCTCACAGAAGGGCGTTTGCAGGTCGATTGCTACGGCGTGACCTATGCCAGCCCAAAACAAGTATCTGGGGCCGTTAAGGCGCTGTTGCACGGCTACCGTGCAGCGGGCTTTCGGATCATCCAGCACATCACGACCAGAGATAGCCGCGAAGGCGGTTCAAATGAGGCTGATCGGCCATATCGGTGCAGCTTGGATTTTAGTTTTGCTTGGAGGCAAACATCATGACGCAGACAAACTTTGCAGGCGATATTGCCTATGATTGGGAATTGTGGATCGGTCGGGAACTTACACCCGGCGCAGGTAGCCACACATTCACCCAAATTTTGGGCTTTGAATCGCTGCCATTTCCCGAGCAAGTGCCGGAAGATGTGGACGTAACGCATATGCAATCGCCGGGGCGTACCCGCGAAATTGTGCCGGGTTTGCTGCCTGTGGCCGATTGGTCGCAAGAAAAGCAATACTGGGCAAGCCATGCTGGTGACGTAATCCTTGAAGCCCTTGCCGCGTTGACAGCGGCAGGCACCAAGGAAGAAATCTTGGTGGAGTTCAACATTGACCCCGCAGGCACCAGTGCGCGGCGCACCTATCGCGGCTATGTCAACAGCTTC